ATAAATATGCTATCGGTAGAGGAACGGTATCCTTTGCTCAAATTTCTGGGGTGTAAATGTCTGTCTCCAACACCAACACCGAATATGACGCTAACCGCTTTAAGTGGAAGCGTTGCCGTGATGTCATTTCTGGGCGGGATGCATTAATCCAGAATTACGTCAGCAACACGCGATACACTGGAAGCCTTTACAACCCGTCATTCGATACGAACAATTATCTGCCACGGCTGACAGGCCAGACGGATGTTGAATACATCACTTATCAAGAACGGGCTGGCTTCTTCAACGCAAGCGCACGGACGCTGGATGCCTTCACGGGCATGATATTTGCCAAAGACCCAATTTACAAACTGCCCACCGCGATTGAGCCTTATGCTGATGACATTACGCTTGCTGGCGACAATCTGCGCGAGTTTAGCGAACAGGTTGTGGAGCAACAGATTGCCGTGGGTCGCGTCGGCATCATGGTCGATTACCCCGCCAATGCGCCCACCAACATCACGATTGCCGCTGCCGAAGCGTTAAACATTCGCCCATTCTTGCGCTACTACACAGCGGAAAGCATCATCAACTGGCGCGTCAGCTACATCAATGGCGCACAGGTGCTGACGCTTGTGGTGCTGAAAGAAACTGTCGATGTGCAGGAAAACGAATTTACCACCAATCAGGTTACGCAATATCGCGTCCTTGACCTGACGGAAAAAGGTTATCGCGTTCGCGTAATGACCGAAGACAACGAACTGATTAGCGAAATGTTCCCCATGCGAAATGGCAGCACATTGCGTTACATCCCGTTCGTCATCCTTGGGGCCAACAGCGCGACTGCCACGGTGCAGAAGCCACCATTACTTGACTTGGTAGATACGAACCTTGGTCACTATCGCAACAGCGCCGATTATGAGCATGGCTTGCACTTCACTGGCTTGCCAACCCCATACGTTGCGGGTGTGCAGTTACCAGAAGGCGCAAGCCTTGCTGTCGGCTCAATGAGCGCATGGATATTCCCCGACCCAGCCGCAAACGCTGGCTACCTTGAATTTAAGGGCGATGGTCTAAAGACACTGCGCGAAGCACTGAAGGACAAAGAACAGCGCATGGCTGTCTTGGGCGCACGGATGCTTGCCGACGATAAGCGCACCGCTGAAGCCTTTGGCACGGTTGAATTGAAGACCGCTGGCGAACGGTCAGTGCTTGCGTCAATCAGCCGCTCTGCATCTGACGCTATCACACGCGCACTGAACTGGATGGCCGAATGGGTCGGCGCACCACAGGACGTAGAATTTAGCCTGAACACCGACTTTGGCGCTGCGCGTATGGCTCCACAGATGGTCACAGCATTGCTTGGCGCATACCAAGGCGATGCAATGCCGCTTTCCGTTCTATTCGAGAATTTCCAGCGCGGTGAACTTGTTTCGCCTGACATGGAATTTGAAGAATACGAAGCGCAGTTAGCCGACGCTGGCCCAAGCTTTGATGAAGAAGTGCCTGACGTTTCTGATGAGGTCGCGCCTGACAATAGCTTGCTTGACAACATCCGCAGCCGTTTGGGGCTTTAAGAATGGCTATCAGCGAGGAAATAATTGCCTCGCTAGTAGAGGCTGTTGCTGCGTTAAATCGGCGCACCAACGATGCACTGTCACGCACGATGATAGCAGGGCCACAAGGTGAAGCTGGCCCACAAGGTGAACGGGGCGAGGATGCACCTCCTGTTACTGACGAACAAATCAAAGCTGCTGCTGTCGCTTGGCTGCAAGATAACATATCACAGCCAGCCGACGGCATTGACGGACAAGACGGACAGCAAGGCCCAGAAGGTCGCCCACCGACGGATGAGGAGATACAACTTGCAGTCAATGTCTGGTTTGAAATTAACCGCGCTTCATTGGTTGGCCCTGCTGGAAGCGATGGCCGCGATGGTGCTGATGGTCGGGATGGCCGCGATGGTAGCGATGGTCGTGACGGTGCTGCTGGTGCTGATGGTTCCGACGGCACTGGTGTGGCACTGGTGGAGCAGCGCGACGATACGTCTTTCTGGATAACACTGACGGATGGTCGGGAATTTCAGATTGAACTGCCCAAGCCCAAGGTAAGTGGCTTTTATGGCGGCGGTGGTGGCGGTGGCGGAAGCGGTGGCGCGACTTATTTAAGCGAATTGCAAGATGTTGCCGTTGCTGGTATTCTCAACGAAGACATTTTGCAGTATGACCAAGACGCGCTATTGTGGCGCAACAAGCCTGTCATCATTGATGGCGGGACATTTAGCTAAGGACAGGCGATGGCACGGATACAAATAAAGCGCGGCTTAAAAGCCAATTTACCAACAACAGGTATGCTGGCTGGCGAACAGCACTTTACGACTGACCGTTCAACGATGCACGTTGCTATCGACGCAACAACGTCACAACCTGTCGTGCCAGCCGTTGATGACCTTGGCGCAATCGGCGCGATTGATGGCGCAGCCGACTTGCTGATGGTGCATGATGCCAGCGCAACAGGTATCAAGGCGAAGAAAATCACGATTGCCGACTTTAAGACGGCACTAAACATCCCCAATGGCGACACCGACGAAAAGGTTGCTATCGTTGCTGGCGGCACTGCTGGCTACATTTGGGGAACCGACGGCACGAATGGCGTCATCCGCCTTAATTCGTCGATGGAATGGACAAAAGACGCTGGAAATGGCTTTGTAACTTTGGCTGTGGGGACTGTAGACCTCGGCACGTTCTAAAAACATTATCCCAGCTATATAGCAGAAAAGGGAAGCCATATGGCATTATTGAAGTTCAAGCGCAGTGCTGTTCCTGCGAAAGTTCCTGCGCTTAACGACCTCGCATTGGGCGAACTGGCTATCAACACTTATGATGGCAAAGTTTACACCAAGAAGGATGACGGCACACCCGCTATCGTCGAAATTGGCGGCAATTCCAGCGGCATCACCACAATCACATCGACTGATGGTTCGGTTACTGTAACTGGCAGCGGCGCAACCCGCGACCTGTCCGTTGCCGTTGCTGGTTCGACCACAAACGTCCTTGCCCTTGTCCGCAACAACACTGGCGCGACATTGGCTAAAGGCACTGTCGTTTACATCAATGGTTCACTTGGTCAGAACAGCACTGTTGCCAAAGCTATCGCTACGAGTGACGCAACGTCTGCTCAAACCCTTGGCTTGATGACAGCCAACCTTGCTAACAACGCCACAGGTTATGTCACTGTTATTGGCGTCCTGACAGGCATGAACACATCCGCATTTTCGGATGGGCAACAGCTTTACCTAAGCCCGACAACCGCTGGCACATTCACTGCGACCAAACCATATGCGCCCAACCATATGGTATATGTTGCCGTCGTTGAACACGCTCACCCAACGCAGGGCAAGCTATTCGTCAAAGTGCAAAACGGTTACGAAATGGATGAATTGCACGATGTATCGGCGCAAAATCCAGCGAACAACGATGGCTTGTTTTACAACACAACGTCTGGCTTGTGGGAAAAGAAGTCTATTGCCACTGCGCTTGGCTACACGCCTGTAAATCGCGCTGGCGACACTATGACGGGGAATTTAACCGTCAACAATACTGTAACCGCTGCAATTTTGGGTAGCACAGCTTACAATACACCATCCCTTTTAAGGCCAATTGTCGGTGACGATAACTGGGCATTTGGTGGTTTTCAATCCGCAGAACAATACTGGATGCAAGTGCAGTTTTACGGAGTTGGTGACGATAATCGTGGCTTTCGTGTTCTTGACAAAAATGGCGGAACTGTAAGGTTTCGGGTCAATGGTGCGGGTGATGCTTATGCAAGCAATGCGTTTCGCGCACCCATCTATTATGACAGCCCCAATAGCGCCTATTACATTGACCCTGCTGGCACATCCAACCTAAGTGGCGTGACACTTGATGGCACGTTGACGGGTGTAACAGGTCGCTTTGCCAAAAACCAAACCGCTGGAAACTACACCACGGCTGCTTTGTGGACTGAAAGCTACGGGAACACGGCAACTGGCATTGCATTCCACATTAGCGGTGTAGTCGGCAAATTCCTTGAAATGCGGACTGATGGCATTCTGTATTGGCAAGGAACAATGAACGCTGATAGCGAACTTCGTGCGTCAGTTTTTCGAGATAGCGTCAACTCTGCATATTTTTTAGACCCAGATAGCACATCTGTTCTGAACGTAGTTCGCCCCAACATTATCCAATCGTCTAATGGCAACACTGCAATTGTTCTTGATAGCACAACTTGGACGCAATTTGCTGACCCTAATGGTGGAACTAAATTGTGGCTTGGTGGAACCGCCGACCCAAACAACTATTACAATGCTGGTATTCACTTCTTCCGCAACACTTCTAGCGGCGTTACCATGACGATTGATAATGCGGGGAACGCAATAGCTACCTCATCTTTCCGCGCACCTATCTTTTATGACACACCAAACACTGCGTTTTATGTTGACCCGTCGGAAACATCCAACCTCAACTTTTTGAATGTAAGTGGTAGTTCTGTATACCGCAGCGATTGGACAACGCGCTTTCAATCGCCAAGCGACTTCGTTGACGGCACATTAGTTACAACCGACATTCCCGCGACAGGTTGGGCTGGCGACAGCTTTGTCATTGAGATTACGGGCAAAAGTTACGACCAAAACAACCCGCCATTTAAGGTTGTGGCGCAAGGCTATCTGTATAACGACACTATCATCAACTACAGTGGGATATCGTATGCAGGAAACTTCGCATCTTACATAAAGGTATTCCAAGACGGCGGCGTTTTAAAATTTTGGTGGCCGCGCATAAGCTATTGGAACTCGTTTAACGTCAACGTCATGTCGATGGACGGGCAGACGAACGGCACAATTACGCGCAATCGTGTAACGGCTATCGGTAACAGCACGGAACCCACGGGAACCAAAAAGCAGCAAATTAACCTTATCAAATTTTTAAGGTCTACGGAAACTGCCGCAAAAGCAACCGACTTGAACCAAGAAAGATATGTAAATAACGATTTTAATACGCTTGGAACATCACCCCAAGTATTTAGGGCGTATACAAACTATATTCCTTCTGGCGGGTCATATAACCAGCCAACTGGCGGAGGCCAAGATTTTAAGGTTCTTCAGTGGGGCGATGTGCAAGGAGGCACATCAGGAAACTGGGGCGGTCAAATTGTTCAAAACTTCTACGATGACCGTATGTGGTTCCGCAGAAGCTATGGAACAACATGGCAAGCATGGCGCGAATTTATCCACGACGGAAATGTTGGCAGCTTTGCCATGCGAACTGACGCATCGGCAACCAACAGCGTTGATATTCGCGCACCTATTTTTTACGACAACCCAAACACTGCGTATTATCTTGACCCTGCTGGCAACTCTGTTTTGGGAACTGCGAGTTTTGGGGAAACGACAGGAAGCAACACAGGTATCAGCGTAATATCTAGCACAGGTGGCTATGGTCGTATTCGCTATCTTGAAGGTGGGACAAATCAACACACCATTCACTTCTTCTCGTCGGGGTGGTCAGGCAGTATTGAAACATCTGGCAATTCCATCAATCTTGGCGCGGCTGGTGCAGTCACGATGGGGCCGTGGAATGCTCCTTGGGAGATAGTCGGCCCAAGTTACGCGCAGCACAATACAACTTATCGCGCACCCATCTTCCGCGACAGCAACAACACTGCCTATTACGTTGACCCAGACGGCACTTCAAACCTTTACCAGATTACTGGCCCCGTAACCTATGGCAGCTACGGCTCCATCAGTATCAGTGGTTCATTAAATGGCTATGCGGGCATCGCATTTCCCGCTGCTGCTTGCACGTTGATGATGGGCAATGGTAGTAGCACCCCCGCTGGTTTCTACTTTGGGAATTCTGCATGGGGTATGTATTGCTATAGCAACGCTGGCATTTACACCCACATCATGTATGATTTGGATGACAGCGCATATCGCGTTGACCCAACAGGAACTTCGGCGCTGTCCACCGTTACGTTTGGCTCTAACCACACTATTGGTGGAGGCGGTGGCAGAATTATTCCGTCTACTGGCTCCCCATATTCTTTGCGGCAAGAATTTGGCTCCGACAATACTGGCTGGCGCTATGGCATTGCTAAAAACGTCAGTGGTTCAGTAACTGTTCTTTTCTATGTGCAAGACAACGGTGATTGCGTTGCTACGGGCAACATCACTGCCTATTCCGACATCCGTATCAAAGCTAACGTCGAGACAATTCCAAACGCACTGGACAAGTTAGGCCAGATACGGGGCGTTACCTACACCCGCACGGACATGGATGACAATGAGCGGCGCTACGCTGGCGTCATCGCACAAGAAATTGAAGCCGTTTTGCCAGAGGCTGTCGGCGGTGACGAAAATGCTAAAACCGTTGATTACAATGCTACTATCGCTTTGCTAATTGAGGCTGTAAAAGAACTTTCACTTAAAGTAAAAACGCTTGAAGAAAAGGACAATTGAAATGACGCTTTCCTACACATGGGCAATCACATCCCTGAAGAAAACCACCGACGGCAACATTAGCAATGTCGTGGTTCAAACAAATTGGACTTGCATAGGCACTGACGAAGATGGCGACAGCGGCACGTTTAACGGCGCAACACCATTTCCGTTGAGCAGCGTAGACCCTGACAATTTCATTCCTTATGAAGAACTGACTGAAGCCGACGTTCTTTCATGGATACAGGCCGTGGTTGTTGGTTCGTATAAGGAACACATTGACGCGCAAATCATGAAGCAGATTGCGCTTATCAAAGACCCAGTTGTTGAAGTGCCAAGCAACGAATTGCCTTGGTCGCCACCAGTTGAAGAAGGTGATGCACCCGCAGCACCAGTTGAAGAAGGAGCAAGTGAATGAACCCCGAATTAGACAAATATGACGAAGCGCAGCAACACGCGCAGCAAGCAATGCAACAGCCACAGTTGCAAATCACAGTTTCTGTAAATGAGATTAACCTCATTTTTCAGGCGCTGGCTGAATTGCCGCATCGCGTTTCTGACCCGCTTATTCGCAACCTAATGCAACAAGCACAGGCGCAAGTCGAAAAACCTAATTGATGAATGTATCGGATAAACTCCTTGACCTGACCATCATACGGCAACTGCTATTAGAGCGGGTTATTGCTGGGCAAAGTGCTGCGCTAAACAAGCAGCTTGACGCCATTGCAGCCGCGCTTGAAAAGCAGTTGAAGGGCAAGGAGTTTACCGAATACCAAGGCAAGCGGCTGGATAAAGCCATTGCTGAACTGAAGAACATCGTAACGGTCAATGAACCTGATTTAAGCGACCTTACAGAAGCAGAAGCATTGTTCTTCAGGGATGCTATGGTCAACGTCGGTATTGACGCTGTGCTGCCCCCTGTGACCGTATTGGAAAGCGTTGCACAAAGCAGCCTGATACAAGGCGCGACAATCGGCAATTGGTTTTCCCGTTTAAACGAAAGCGCACGTTTCGACGTTGAGCGCGTTGTTAAAAATGGCGTCTTGCTTGGGCAGACGAACGCACAGATTGCCAAAGAACTTATCGGCATTGGTGATAAGGGCGGTGAACCGATTGCCAAGGCACGGCGCGATGCAATGGCGATTACACGCACAGCCGTTCAGACTGTAGCCAAAGACGCAAGGCTGGCATCACTGGAAGCCAACGCCAACATCATTAAGGCGGTGCAATGGGTTTCGACCTTGGACAGCCGCACAAGTTCCATTTGCATGGCACGTTCAGGCAAGACATGGAGTTACCCTGACTTTAAGCCCATCGGTCACAAAATCCCGTGGAATGGTGGCCCACCCGCGCACTGGAATTGCCGAAGCAGCTTTATCCCGATTACGAAATCATTTGAAGAACTGACGGGCGGCAAAATTAAGGACAGGGTTGAACCATCGACCCGTGCCAGCATGGATGGCGCTGTTGCTGCCGACCTGACATTTGACCAATTCCTAAAGAGCAAACCCCCCGAATTTGCAGACAAGATGCTTGGCAAAGGCCGTGCAGAACTTTGGCGCAGCGGAAAGATTACGTTAAACCAACTGTTAGACCAGCGTGGAAACCCGCTGACTTTAGCACAGTTGAAGCGACTATAGTAATGTAGTGTTTACCGTGATAAGAGAAAAGTTACGCCAAGGCTGTGCTGCGGCATAAACCGCCCCCGTGGGGCAACCAAGTCCAGAGGACAAATCTATGAGTGAAGAACGGATTGCAGAGTTAGAAGAAGCGATGGAGGCAATGAATGCCAAAAACGCTGAACTTTTAAGGGAAGTCAAAATTGCCAGAGCGAAAGCAAAGGGCGTTGAGATAGACCCAAACGATTTTATGGCGCTTCAGACTGAAAATGAAACGCTTAGGTCGCAACTCGAAAAGGTTGCAAAGGATAATGCGAAGACGGTTGAACAGTTGCAAGCAAGCCTGAATGAAAAGGATGGTGCGCTTCAGTCTTATTTAATCGACAACGGGTTAAACGATGCAATGCTAAAGGCTGGTATCAAACCTGAATTTATGGCGGCAGCAAAGGCCATGCTGAAGTCACAAACCAAGTTGATGGCTGATAACGGTCAATATTCTGCACTTATGGGTGACAAACCGCTGATTGAAGCGATTGCTGAATGGGCTGCTGGCGATGAAGGTAAACACTTCGTTTCTGCACCCGCGAACTCTGGTGGTGGAGCCACTGGCGGGACGGGCAATGGTGTTCCTATCGCACCGAAGGGCAACCTTGGTGGCGATAAGACGCAGCGGACAAATGCAATTAAACAAATGTTCCCTGACCTACCATAAGGATTTTGAATTATGTCTCTTTCGCAAATGAAGGTATTTAACGAATACGTTATGCCAGCAACCATCGAAACTCTCGCCCAGATGGTCGAGAAGTTCAACGCAGCATCGGGTGGCGCAATCCGTTTGACCACGACTGGCTTCGATGGCGACTTCTATCAGGAAAGCTTCTTCGCTGCCGTGCATAGCGCACAGCGTCGCGTTGACCGTTATGCTTCGCAAGCATCGGCTACCGCAACTGACCTGACGCAACTTCAGCTTAATGGCGTAAAGGTTGCTGGTGGCTTTGGCCCCATCCGCTTTGAGCCTTCGCAGCTTACATGGTTGCAGAAGCCAACGTCGGAAGGCATCGAAGTTGCATCGCGTAACTTTGCTGAAGCACTGATGGCTGACCAGCTTAACACTGCTATTGCCGCAGTTGCCGCTGCAATTGCCAACCAAGGCGCTGCAACGACTGTTGACGTTTCTGGCACTGGTGCTGTCACCTATGCCACGATGAACAGCGCAAACGCTTTGTTCGGTGACAATTCGTCGAGCATCGTTGCAAACGTCATGAACGGCGACAGCTATCACAAGCTGATTGGTCAGAACCTGACCAACGGCGCACAGTTGTTCGTTGCACAGAACGTGCAAGTTGTGGACATCCTTGGCCGTCCTGTCATCGTGACTGACGCCCCTGCATTGTTCGTTTCTGGCACACCAAACAAGAACCGTGTTCTTGGCCTCGCAGACAGCGCAGCAATCGTTTATGACGGCGGCGACGTTATCAGCAACATCGAAACCAACAACGGTCAGACCCGTATCGAAACCACGATGCAGGTCGATTACACCTTTGGCGTGGCTTTGAAGGGCTACACTTGGGACATCACCAATGGCGGCAAGTCGCCAACGGATGCTGAACTTGCAACTGGTTCCAACTGGGACAAGGTTGCAACGTCCATCAAGCATACTGCTGGTGTTATGGCGATTGGTTCTGCTGCTTAATTAAGCGCAGAGCGGGGGCCGTCGGTTGGAAGGGCGGCCCCCAATCTATTTGGAGGATTTTATGGCTAAAATCATTTATGAACCGCATCCAATGAACCCAGCGCGTAAAGCTAAATTGCAAGAGCAAGGGTATAAAATCATTGATGCTATTTTTGCCCCCGCTGGCACACCTTTGCACGAAAAACTGGATGTAGAAGAAATCCCTGCTGAAGTTGAAGCCGCCATTGCCCCAGAGGTAGTTGAAGTGGTAGAAGCGCCAGTAGAAGAAACACCAGCCGTTGAAGAAGCTGCTGAAGAAGCACCTGTGGTCGAAGAAGCCCCAGTTGCCGAAGAAGCAGAAGCAGCGACGAAAACTGGCAAAAGCCGCAAGGAGTAACAAATGGCATTCGTGGTCGAAACAGGTGCAGGGCTTTCTAACGCAAATAGCTATGCCAGCGTTTCGGCTGCGGATGGCTATGTTGCTGACCGTGGCATAACGGGCTGGTCGAGCCTGTCGCAATCAATCAAAGAGCAATCGCTGGTTAAGGCAACAGACTATCTGGAAGCCACATACCGCGATGCTTGGAAGGGCAATCGCGTCAGCGAAACGCAATCATTGTCATGGCCGCGCTATAACGTGGTCGTGGATGGCTTCAATTACCCTAGCGGTGTTGTGCCACCACAGGTCATAAACGCTTGCGTGGAAATGGCGCTACGGGCTTCGGCTGGCGATACGCTGATTGCTGACCAAGGCCAAAAGGTGAAGCGCGAAAAGATTGACGTAATTGAGGTTGAATACCAAGATTATTCCGACCCGACGCAGCGTTACCCATTCATCAATCGGATATTAACGCCCTATCTTTTATCCGCATCTGAAAGCGGGTTTGGTGTAACACGGGTTGTCCGCACATGAGCAGCCAAGCGCAAACAGCATCACGGCTGCTTGCTAAATATGGCGAAGCGGTGTCCATCATATTCCCTGTTTATGGCGCGACAGACCCCATCACTGGCGCAGTCATCGGCACGAACACCAGCACGACAATAACAGGCAAGGGTTATCCCGCTGCTTACCATAAGCGCGATATTGACGGCGACATTATCCAAGCGGGTGATGTGCGCCTAATCCTTGAACTTATCGCCACCCGCCCCGCTGTGGGCTGCTTATCAACCATTGACGGCACAACTTACCGCATCATGGATGTGCAACCAATCCGTCTTACTGGTGAGGATGTGATTTATATATGCCAGTTAAGGTCAAATTGATGTTGCCGATAGGTCAGAGGGTTTTCTTTCCATCGCAATGGAACTCTGGCATTTTGGACAGTGTGCTACACGATACGCACAACCACGTTATTGCCTATATAATTAAGCTGGATGATGGTAAAAAGGTGGCTGTAGATATGCAGATTGTGGAGCCTTTAGATGATTAACAGCAAAATTAGTGCGGCGCTTGCGACCAAACTTAATACGCTTGGGCTTCCAACGCATTGGGAAAATGCCAAGTTCACGCCCACCAATGGGCAGATATATCTAAGCGAAAGCCTGTTGAGCGGTGACACTAACCCTGTCGGTGTTTCAAGCGCAGCATCGGATGAATTTGGCGGCGTCTATCAGGTGCTTGTTTACGCCCCTTTGGATGCCAACAAGGGTCAGGCCCGTGCAACCGCTGACACCGTTGCTGCTGCATTCCAGCGCGGCGACAGGCTTACTTATGGTAGCATTACAGTCACCATACAGCGCACGACACAGAACCCAGCGTTTATATCTGGCAACCGCTTTGTTATCCCTGTCAGCGTGACGTATCGGGCGTTTTCATGACCACGTTCAGTTTGGACGTAAAGGCGTTTGCTGCGAAGGCTGAAAAGGACGCTGATGCCGCTATCAGTAAAATCTGTTTAGACCTTTTATCTGACATTGTTTTGAACACGCCTGTTGATAGCGGCAGGGCAAGGGCCAACTGGCAGTGCAGCATAGGTTCACCCGCAATTGGTGAAGTGCAATTTGATGCCGATACTGGAAGTGGCATTACAGCGCCAAGGGAAAGCGCCGCATCTGCCCGTGCTATCGCCGCTGGAAGCGCAGCCGTAGCCAGTGCGCCGCGCAATATTTTCTGGATTAGTAACAATCTGCCATACATTTATCGCCTTGAATTTGACCAATGGTCAAACCAAGCGCCAAGTGGTATGGTGCGGCTGGCAATCAACCGCGCAGAACGCAAAATGCGTTAGGGTGACTTGACTGCTTTTTTGTGTTAAATGTTCAATCCCATGCATGGAGATTAAATTATGTCTGACGTTGTTTCCTCGGTTGGCACTATTGTTTCGGTGTCGGCTACTGCCCCAGCCACTTATGACGCCACTGGCTTTGCTGCCCTAACTTGGGCTGCTTGTGGTGAACTGGCTGACTTGCCAGCTTTCGGCGCTGAAGCTGCACTTGCAACACACACGCCTTTGAAGACTGGTATTGTTGCCAAGCGTCGTGGTTCGCTGAACTATGGTTCGGTTACTTTGACAATGGCACTGTCTGAAACAGATGCTGGTCAAGTCATTCTGCAAACCAAGGGCAGCGCCGCTGCTGGCGCAAGCGCACTTGTTTCGGTTAAAGTTGCTCTGGTTAATGGCGACATTCAGTATTTCACTGCACAAGTTATGTCGTTCAAAACCAATGTCGGCAATGCTGACGCAATCACAATGGCTGAAGTGACACTTGAAATCGACAATTCGGTTGTTAAGGTTTCTTCGTAATTAGCCAACAAACTTCCCCGTCGTGGCTGCATCCGACCACGGCGGGGGAGACTTTCAACATCGGTGCATTCGGATGGAACTAAATATGTTTGACCTAAATTCATTGAAACCTGTTAAAGCTGATGATGGCGCTGTTCTTAATATCGCGCACCCTGAAAGCGAAGAAATCATTGAGGGTATGACGATTACCCTGCTGGGACAGGACAGCAAAGTTTATCGCAAAATCCAACTTGCAAAGCAGCAAGCGGCATTGAACCGCATTTCCAAGGGCAAGAAGGCTGTCGATTTTGACGCTGAAAAGCTGGCTGAAGACAGCATTGATGACCTTGTGAAGCTGACTGTTGCTTGGGAAGGCTTCACGCTTGATGGCGTAAAGCTGGATTGCACACCTGAAAACGTCCGCACCGTTTACAACGAATGGTCGTGGATTAAGGAACAGGTGTCGGAGTTTGTCGCTGACCGCGCAAACTTCTTTCGCGCAAACGATTGAGCAACTCACCTTATTTGTAAAACAAGCGGCTTGGCTTAACACAATCCCGACGAAGGCAAAGCGCCCACGGCGGGAAACCAAGTCAGACGTAATGCCACCCGTGCTTGGTGGGGCTTACCTTATCGAAATTCTTTTCGAGGTTGGCCCCGCCAAGCCTGTTGGCATGGGTGGCAGCGCGGCAATAGATGAAGTTGATTTGGCTGCATGGATGTCAAATCAGGGCGTGACCTTGACACCTTGGGAAGCCAAAACTGTCAGGCAATTGTCCCGTGAATATGCTGCGATGTTATCGGAAGCTGTGGAACCAAACACACCACCGCCTTGGGTTGACCCAGCAATTATGACCACTGAGCGGCGCGAAAAAATATCAAATGCGATGTCTGATTGGGCAAATCTAATCAACACCAAGACACGATGAAAATCTTGTGCTATGGCCCATATTAAGCGATAACGCTCTGGGCCTCATAGGATATTGCGCGTGGCAGATTTAGCGAACCTTCGGATTGCAGTTGATAGCCGCGATGTTGCATCGGCATCGCAAGACCTAAATAAAATGGGTGCTGCCGCTTCTGGCGCTGAAGGCAGTGTTCGCAGCTTTGGGGCAACAGCTACGCGAACATCTGTGGCCGTCAACGGCATGAACGCAGTTATTGCACAGGGAGCCGCAGCACAAACCGCAGCCGCAAACGCAATGAGGGCTGTCGGTCAGACGGGCCAACTTGCCAGCCATCAAATCACTAACCTTGCATTCCAGTTTCAGGATTTGGGTGTGCAGATTGCGTCGGGGCAAAACCCGCTTGTGGCGTTTGTGCAGCAAGGAAGCCAAATCAGTGGCGTGATGATGCAGTCAGGTATGTCCACCAAGCAATTTGGTGCTGCGTTGTTGACCACCATTGGAATTTTGAAGACAACATCTGACGCGCAGCTTGACGCTGCCGCCGCTTCCACTGGTGCAACCGCTTCCCGTTTCCGTGCATTGAGCGCCCAAGCCGCTGAAGCCGTGATTGCTGCACAAGCTGAATTGGCACTGGCCGCTGCCCAAGCTGAAAACGCAACAACTGCATTGGCATCGCAAGCCGCAACTGAAAGACGCGCCGCTGGTCAGGCCCGTCTTGCCGCCGCACAAGTTGAAGCCGCCGCCACAGCCAAGGTTCTTTCTGCCGCAGAAATGCAAGCCGCTTCCGCTGCAACAGCCGCTGGCGCTGCCACTTCGGTTGCGTTTGCGCCAGTTACGGCAATCATCCTTGG